CAGTCCAAAATACAGGCTTTTTATGCCCTACGTAACTGGATGCAGTCCATGGGCAAGGACGCCCAACAGCTTTTCCCGGACATTGATGTAGCGTCGCTGCCGCAATATCCTGACGAGCTCATGTTCCGGGCGACCGTAAACAGCAAGATCCAGCGCGTTATTGATGGGGAAAAGTCTCTCACTTTACTCCATTATATCAACGGGTTTGACCAAATCCAGCGCATCACCGACTGGGATACCGTGGTGTTTGGCAGATCGCATATCGAGTGTTACCTGGACGAGAACGGTGTACCGCGCGAGCGTCGGCTGAACCCGAAGTATGTCATCGGAAGCTATGTGGACAACGAGGATCATAAGGATCAGGAGTACGCTGGCTATTTCGATTTCATCACAGTCAACCAGTTTCGTAAAGAGGCCAAGGGCACACTTACCGATGAGCAGATCGACGAGATTTCTCAGCGATATGCCTACTCAAACGCTGTCATAAACTCTGTCAGCGTCAACCGAGATTGGAATAAATACGATGGGTTGGACTATATGCCGGTCATGCGATTTTACTATCGCAGCCAGGACGACCGCAAGTTCATCGTACGGAAAAACAAATATGGGAACCGCATAATACTTGAGCGCCCCATAGAATGGTCTCCCGGGGAAGAAGCTGCAGCACGGTTTGGGCCGGACGGGGATTCCGAAATTCTTGAGAATTCCTACACCAGCATATACGGCGGCACATGGATTATCGACAGCGACATTGTCTTTAATTACGGCCGTAAAAATCTTCCCCGGACCAATTTGGTGAATGCCACCCTGCCGATCATAACCGTGGCGCCGAACATGCGCGAGGGCCGCGTGGTGAGCTTCGCCTCCCAGATGATCGAGCCCCTTTACATGATCAATACCGCGTGGAACAAGATCAAGCAGATCATTGCCCGCGGCTGGATGGGGGTTCGGGAGATCAACTTTTCAGCCCTTGAGAACGTCTCTCTGTCCCGGGGCGGCCGACAGTGGGGCCCGCTCGACGTGTACAAACACTTCCTGCAGACCGACATCCTTGTCAGCCGGGGGCAGCGCACGCAGTATGACCAGAAGTTCTCAGATGCGGTAATGAGCAGCCCGGCCGGCCTTGAGTTGGCGGACTATTTCACCACGTTCACCACTGGCGTGCAGCTGCTTGAGCAGCTCACTGGTACCGCCGTTGGCGAGGCAGCGCAGCAGCCGGACCGGCTGGCCGTCGGGGTAATGGAGGCATCAAAGTTTGCCGCTGACCTTGACATGGAGTATCTCTATAACGCGCGCGAGGTAAAATACAAGCGGACGAGCCACTACATGCTGCTGTTGCTGCAGCAGGCTAAGCGAGATGGCGTCAAAATCAGCGGTTTTTATCCAGCCCTTGGCATGTCAAACTGGTTCGTTGGCCCGCAGGCCATGCAACATTTTGAGGTTCCAGATGAAATTGCCTACTGCGACTATGGGCTCATGCTCGTGCGACAGCCAAGCGCCGAGGAGTGGAGCATGTTTCTTCAAGACATTACCATTGCTCTGCAGGAAGGCCGGATCTCGGCGGCAGACAGCGCATTCATCCGCCAAATCGGGAACCTTAAGGACGCCCGCGAGATGCTCGCCATCCGCGAGGAGATATTCAAGCGTGAGCAGGCACAGGAGGCAGCGCGCAACAACGAGCTCATGATGCAGGCCAATGCCGAGTCCGCGCAGATGAAACTTGAGGCTGAACTGGCCAAGGTGCGCGAGAAGGCCCGGGCGGATCAGGAGACACAGATACTTAAAGGCAAAATCGACCAGGCGCTGGAAGCACAGAAGTTCCAGAACGCCCAAATACTTGCCGGTATCCAGCAGCAGGTGGACAAAGAGATCGCGCGCCAAGACGGTGCCGACGAGATTATGAAACAGGCCGTGCGGAACATTCCCGAGAAAATGAAAGTGGGGCAAAAGACTGAGGAGACCGCCATCTATAGCGAAATCGACCGTGAAGCGCTGGAAGTACAGCGGGAGGCTGCCAAAAAAGATAAGACGGCGATCAAGAAAAAATGATTTATATTCGCCTTTGCAACCAGCTCACAACAGATTCACGTCCACTTAAAGACCAGCCAAAACTGGTCTTTTTGCTTTTATGAGAATCATTTCCCAAATTCGTACTATAATCTCGCAAAAATTATGAGTAAGATCATCGACCTTGAGACCTTTGAAGAAGTGAAGCCGGTGGAAAACAAAGAGGGTGGCGACCCTGCAGACAAAAAAGAAGAAGAAACCGACGACGGCGCTGAGGAGGATGAAGAACAGGACGAAGAGTCCGACGCTTCCCCTGAAGCGAAAAATGAAGATGACGGCGCTGAGGAGAAGGATTCGGAAGAAAAGGAGGAGGATGGCGCCGGTGAAGGCGAAGATGAGGGTGATGATGAGTCCGAAGGCGATGAGAAAAAAGAGGACGAACAGGAGGGTGCAGTAGAGATCAACGACTTCATCGCCGAGAACTACAAGGAGAAATACGGTATCGAGAATGAGGAGCAGCTTATCGAAGTCCTCGATCGTCTCGACACTGTCCTGGATCAAAACGAGGATCTGAAGAAGGAGCTTGAGAAAGCGAAGGCTGAACCGAAATCAGCCTTCAAGAACGAGCGCCAGCAGAAAATCGCGGAGATCGTAGAGCGCTGGGATGACATCCAAGAGGGCTTCCAGACTACCGGAACCATCATGTCGATGGATATCGAGAAAGCCGACAAGAAAGCGGTTCTGCAGGAAGACTTCATATACAAACACCCGGAGCTCACCCGGGACCAGGCACGCAGGAAATTCGATAAAGAATATACACGCAAGTATGTCGTTGACGCCGATAAATTTGACAGCGAGGAGGCCGCGAAAGAGGCCAAGGAAGACGCTGAAATTGATCTGGCAAGCGACTATGCGAAAGCAAAAAAGTCCTTACTCAAAACACAGGAGGAACTGTTAAAGAAACCCGACCCTGCCGAATCGGCAGCACCACCCAAAGAAAACCCCGAAGTCACCAAGAGCATCGAACGTTATGCCGGTGAATTTGAGAAGGTCTTTGAACGGTTTGATACCGGGACTACGCAGTTGACCTTTGAGGTCGATGGCGACACAAAAAACAGGTTCTCTGTGAAGCTGGATAAGGCACAGAGAGAACAAGTTAAGATCGCCGTGGAAGGCTGGCTTAAGACCCCCGCTATTTACGACGAGAAAGGCCGCATTAAAGGCGGCGATGATCTTGCTGACCGTATCGCGCAGGCTTCTTTTGCCCTGTATGGTAAAGAAATAGTAGCCCAGGCCATTCAGCATGCGGGAAATGTTACGCAGATCAAAAAAGCAGAGGAGATTGCCAAAAGGAAGCCTGATCGTAAGGGTAGCCCGGCCGGCGGCGGAGATGTGAAAAACATGAATGCCGACACGCAATGGGAGCTTTTGGCAAAACAGAAAAAGGCACAACGAGAAAGACGCCGCGTGGCATAGTGAGCAAAAAACAGGAAGGGTGAGTATCAAAAAAACTGAAACACAACCTTTCCCAAAATGGCAGAAGTAAATACCTATAACGACTATTCCATTGCCTCGCGCGAGGAATATCCGTTGATTTCGAATATGAGTTTCATGCTCAAGCCCCAGGTTGGAGCTGAACTCTTTGATGTGAACCCGATGGAATCCGACGTGGGCACCATGATGAAGATGGGCCTGATGAAGGAGGTCATGGGTGAGGAGATGATCCACCACGAAGCGAACAAGCGCTTCGATGCCCCTTACGTCAACAGCAGCTCCACCCAGGCTCAGGTCTACGGCGTGGCATCCACCGGCAACGGTGACCCGGCTGCGTACACTGGCCTGGATTACGTCCAGCTCGCCCAGCAATCGCACAGCCCGGCCACCGGCGCAAATGCACTGAAATACTCGTCGCCTCGCGTCGGCAACCTGATCCAGTTTAAAAACCTGGGCGTATGGCGCATCACCGGTAAGTTGGAAACCACCCCTGGTGCTCACCGCTTGTACTTGTCCAAACTGCGCACCACTGACCCGTCGCTGGCAAACACCATCACCCTGGTTGGCGGTGTGTACGGAGGCGATCAATTCTCGGTGTTCACCACGGCATTTGAAGAAGCCACCCGTGGTATGCTGAAAGGCTTGGTACCTACGACCAAGACCTACACCAACTACCTGCAGTCGTTCTACGACTACTACGACATCACCGACTTCCAGGAGCGCAACGAGACGTACCCGCTCAACTGGCAGGGCAAGACCATCAACTTTGTATACGTGAAGGGCATCAGTGACACTGAGCTGCGCTTCTCGGTGAATGAAGATATGGGTCTGTTCCTCACCCCGCGCAACGATCAGGACGTTCCCGCGATCGCTACGGACGGTACTTCCCTGGGTAATGTGACGACCACCCAGGGTTACATGCCCAACCTGGAGCTGAACGCGCAGAAGATGTATTATGACGAGGTTCCCACCGTGAACCTGTTCAAGTCCATTATACGCCTGCGCCGGAAGCTGCACCAGGGTCCCGAGTGCTTGATGCAGTGCGGTTATGAGTTCTACCTGTCGGCCTCAGACATCATCACCCAATTCGGCGTGAACGGCTCTATGGTGTACAACCGTCAGGATGTGGATCTGGACATCAACGTGATCCGGATAGGCAACTTTAAGTTCGCCATCCAGGAGCTACGTATCCTGAATCACCCCGATTTCACCGCGATTGCAGGGTTCCCGTATCCTTACTACTTCATCATTGCCCCTATGGACAAGGTGAAGGACCCCAAGACCAACATCATGCGTGATGCCTTCTGTATCATGTACAAGAAGCAGGTCGGCAAGGGCGCCCGCGGCCACTATAAGATCTGGGAGACCGGTGGTAACTCTGAGTCTGGTACCGACGGACAACTGATCCGCCGCATCCACATGTCAACCCGTAAGGGCATGCAGGTGGTGGGTGCCAGCAAGTTCATCCTCGGCAAACGCGCTGTCGGATAAGCAAACTGATAAGAGAGGGGAATGGCAGGGGACAACTCTGCCATTCTTTTTGCTCACACTGTAAAAAATATTAAACACATCCATTTATTGTTCACTTTAATTAACAAACGCTATGGCAAAACCTACCTTAAGTAAAGACGATCTGGATATGATCGGCATAGAGGACGAGAAAGAGTCGAAGATTAAAGTCGCGATTGCTGACGCCCCCGGGGCAGAGACTCCCTTTGAGTCTCCATATCATCGCGTGAGCGACCGGTACAAAAAGAAAAAAATCACCGCCCCCCTCGGGCTCAGCGAGCAGCTCCCCCCGCCGATCACGCGCCGGCGCATAGCGATATACCAGGCGCAGGGCCTGCACGAGATTGATCCTCTCTGCGGGGAACAGGTATTGGACCAAAGCATCAGCATTGCCGGCAGCTACGTCATCTACGATGAGTTTGAGCAGGACCTAGCGCGACGCAGCAAGCGATTGCGTAACGTCACGGGTGTCCACAGCGAGATCCGAGACAGGAAAGAGGAGATGGTGGAGACAGTCAGCGATATCTTCTTTAATAACGGGTTTTTGGCTGTAAACTGCCTGGCAAACTACCCGCTCTATACCTTTGTTGAGCTGCATCCGCTTAACGGATCGAACCGCCGGCGCCCGAATGTGCCTGCCGCATTCCGCCGGGTGGATCTGTCGACGCCATCCGTTTCAATGCGCGCCGCCCAGATGGACCTGGCCTTTGAGGCAGAGAGCCAGGTGTTGAAAATGGCCAAGGATGTGCTTTTCGACTATGCCGCTTCGTTTGGAATCACCACGTCGAACCGGAAAATCGATGAAATACGCTACGACATGCGTGTGCACGCGCGGCAGCACCCCAAGGAGTTCTTTGCCATGGCAAAGGATAGCACTGCTGCGATAAAGATGAATGTGGTTGACGCTGACTCTATGGGCTTGATCGAGTACAATCTCGACAGAAAGGGCTGGGTTTTCTGCGACAACATCCATAAACCTTTTATGGTAACGACACCCGGGGAAGATGCCACTGACGCGCTGGTCAAGTTCTTTGAAAAGAAGACAAAGGACAGCCAAGATGCGTATGAACGCATGCTTGAGCTCCTAAAATACTGGGAGCAGTAGAACTCGATTGGCCAAATGGAGAATTTGTCCTAAATTAGTCCCTGTATTCTCAGGGACTTTTTTATTCCAAAATAGAGACGCCATGGCCTTAGTTCCGATCTACAACTTCACTCAGAATGATGGCGGGGAGACCGGCCTTATTGTAAACGCTACTGTTTACGGATCGCCGAACCAAAATCGGAACGAAGCCGCTGAATACATACTCTGGTCAAAGACCAATAAAGCTGGCGCCCGAACTTTTTATAACCCCGATCAGGGCAATGTGCTCACCAATCTGCAGTACTCCGTCAATACAAACATCGCTGACGGCTGGTACGAGATGATCCGGCTCCGTATCCAGTTCTATAACGGGACAAACTACGTCGAGCAGCAGGAGTCTGGTGGCGTCATCACTCAGTATGCGAGCATTTTTTACTACGGGACAACCGGCTTGGTGTACAAAGCCGTCGCTCCATCAACAGGACAAGATCCAACGAACACCAATTTCTTCCAGGTAGTTGAGGACCTCTCTACAATTTTGGATAATCCAAACATCGATGTGTACTATAAAAATGTATACGTCGACTACCATCAGAATGCGTGCATCGTTAAGAAGTTCTCTGACAAGGGGTGCAACTGCTCATCAACTGAGCAGAAGTTTTTAGAGACGCTCTATAACAGGAAGACGGCCGCAGACATCGCTTTCAGCAACAATAAGCCCGAGCAAACAGAAGAAATATCGGAGAAAATCAACGAAACCTGTGTGCAGTGTTAATCAAGAACGCCTTCGATATAATTTCACAGGCAGCAATTAAAATTGCCAGCCTGGGGGTAGATAGTGCCAGATTTGAAGGCACTTCTAAACAGAATCGTATCGTCAATCAACTCAATGAGTGCGCC